GGTGATGACTTCATTCCCAACCTCAACATTGAGTGGGATGACATCTCTATTGAAACACTCATGGCTAAAGCTGAACTGGAAGCCAAGTGGTCTTTCAATATACCAAGCGTAACACGTAAGGTAGAGGGCGTGTCAGGTGGGCAGTTGATTGAGGTAGGCGCACGGCCTAACACTGGCAAGACATCATTCCACGCCAGCTTGATTGCTGCACCGGGTGGCTTTGCACATCAGGGTGCCAAGTGCATCATCCTGTGTAACGAGGAACCTACCCACCGTGTCGGTGCTAGATACTTGACTGCTGCAGCAGGTATGACTGCTCGTGAAGTACGTGACAACATGGGCAAGGCCAAGGCACTGTATGAACCTGTGATGAATAACATCAGGATTAAAGATGCAGGTGGTCGTGACATGGCGTGGGTTGAATCAGTCTGCAAGGCTAACAACCCTGACATCCTTGTACTTGACATGGGTGACAAGTTCGGTGTGGCAGGTAACTATGCCAGACCTGATGAGGCACTCAAGGCTTGTGCTATCTATGCACGGCAGATTGCCAAGACATACGACTGTGCTGTATTCTATATGTCACAGTTATCTGCAGAGGCAGAGGGTAGGTCACAGCTTAATCAGTCTATGATGGAAGGCTCACGTACAGGTAAGGCTGCTGAAGCTGACTTGATGATACTGATTGGCAAGTCACCTAGCGTGGAAGGCCAAGAGGAAGATAGCCCACTACGTCACATCAACATCGTGAAGAACAAGCTGAATGGCTGGCACGGTATGGTGAACGTAGAACTTAACTACCAGACTGCGAGGTACGAAGGATGAACCAGCAAGAATTGTTTGGTGAAGATGTATTCTTTGACACCAAGGCTGACACAAAGAAGTGCAGCAAGTGCAAGAAGCATCTACCACTGACCGCGTTTTCCTTCTGTCATGGACAAACGTACTTGCGTCCTGAGTGTAAACAGTGTATGAGGAGTATGTCTAAAGTAAGAGAAGCCATTCGCAAGCAACATGGTATGCCTGATGAAGACACTTACGTATGCCCTATCTGCCTTGGTACCGCTGAAGAGGTAGGAGATTTGCAAAACAGAACTGCGTGGGTGTTAGACCACTGCCACACAACACATAAGTTTCGTGGGTGGCTGTGTCATAAATGCAACAGGTCATTGGGTGGCTTTAACGACAGCATAGACACATTGAAGAGAGCAATACAGTATTTACAAGGAGACCCCGATGAAACTAACACTTGATGTAGAGAACACTGTCACCAAGCGTGATGGTAAGATGCACCTCGACCCCTTTGAGCCTGACAACTCATTGACTATGGTAGGTGTACTGACTGACCAAGGTATGGAGCAGCACTTCCCGTTTGACCACGCTGATGTGCCAAACCAGAAGGACTACTACGAGCGTGTGCAATGGTATCTTGACGAGGCCACTATACTCATCTGCCACAACGCAGCGCATGACTTGCTGTGGCTATGGGAGTCAGGCTTTACATACGACGGGCCTGTGTTTGACACGATGCTTGCAGAGTATGTGCTACAGCGTGGTATCAAAGAGCCGTTGTCACTTGAGGCTTGTGCAGAGCGTTACGAACTGAACACCAAGAAGCAGGATACATTGAAGGAATACTTCAAGCAAGGCTACAGCACTCGTGACATACCATACAATGAGTTGTGTGAGTATCTGTCTGCTGACCTTCATGCTACGCAGCAGCTTGCTGACAAGCTGATGTATCGTTTGAATACACCAGCAGATAGTGGCTTACGTAGTACAGTAGACCTGACCAATCAGGTAGCTGTGTGCCTGTCACGTATCTACCAGCGTGGCTTTGCTGTAGACTTGTCCAAGTTGGATGAGGTGCGTGAGGAGTTTGAGAATGAGAAGCGGCAACTAACCGATGACCTACAGGCTCATGTACGTAAGCTGATGGGTGACACACCTATCAATCTTAATAGTCCAGAGCAATTGTCTTGGGTTATCTACAGCCGTAAGGTTGCTGACAAGCAGTATTGGGGCAACGCTATTGACCCATACATGGATGATGCAGACTTCCGCAGCCTGATTGCTGGCGGTACAGAAAAGCTACACAAGACTGTAGCACAACAGTGCCACACCTGTAATGGTACAGGTTACACTAGAAAGGTAAAGAAAAATGGCGAACCTTTTGCGAAACCTAATCGGTGCAGTACTTGTGATACTGCTGGTTTTACTCTGTCACCTACCAGTGAGATGGCTGGTCTCAAGTTCAAACCCCCTTCACCAAAGTGGGCAAGTGCCAATGGCTTCAGTACCAGCAAGCAGAACCTAGAGTTGCTAGAGTCTGCTGCCAAGCAGCGTGGCATGACTGACGCTGTAGACTTCCTATACAAAGTGCGTAGGCTTAGTGCAGTAGACACATACCTATCGTCCTTTGTTGAGGGTATCAGCACATTCACGAAGCAGGATGGTAAGCTGCACGTGCGTTTGTTACAGCATCGTACAGCTACTGGTCGCTTCTCTGGTGCTGACCCTAATATGCAGAATATGCCACGTGGCGGCACATTCCCTGTGAAGAAAGTATTTGTGTCACGATTTGCTGGTGGCAAGGTAATGGAAGCTGACTTCGCACAGTTGGAGTTCCGTGCTGCAGCCTACCTATCACAAGATGAGGTTGCTATTGAAGAAGTATCTACTGGATTTGATGTACACTCATACACCGCTAAAGTTATTACCGATGCTGGTCAGCCTACGAATAGACAGGATGCGAAAGCGCACACCTTTGCACCGTTATATGGCGCAACGGGTTACGGTAGAACCAAAGCGGAAGCAGAGTACTACACCCACTTCACAGACAAATACCAAGGGGTCGCCGCTTGGCATTCCCGACTGGCTAAAGAGGCTGTGAACACAAGAAAGATTACCACGCCCAGTGGTCGTGAGTTTGCGTTCCCTGATGTGGTACGTAAGCACACTGGACGTGTCTCACACTTTACACAGATTAAGAACTACCCTGTGCAATCATTTGCTACGGCAGACATTGTGCCTATCGCATTGCTGCACATTGATGACTTGCTCAAGGGTATGCAATCGTGTATAGTGAACTCAGTGCATGACAGTATTGTTATTGACGTACATCCTGATGAAGAAGCACAGGTAATCCACGTCATACAACAGACTAATGATGCGCTACCTTATCTCATCACCCAACGCTGGGGTGTTGAGTTCAATGTGCCTTTATTATTAGAGGCAAAAATAGGCCCGAATTGGCTTGACACCAAGGACGTAACCTGATATAACTATGCATCTTACAACTGAAAAGGAGTTAATAAACATGAACGATATTACAACGATTGATACTAACAACTACGCTGAAATGGCAAAGGCTATGGGTCTTGCTAATGAGGCACCTGCACAGAAGAAACAGGGGATGTTCCTTGCCCGTCTGCGCATCAACCACTCACCTATCCTTGGCTCTGATACCATCAAGGTTAAGGGTGGTACATACAAACTAGAGATTCCTGATGGCCCTACGTATTATGCGGAGTCAGCAGTAATGCGTCCATTCATGCAACGCTTCATGTATAAGAAGTTCATCATGGGTAGTGGCGGTACACCTAATCGTTACGTCAAGACTGTTATGGCTGATACGCTTAACATGGACTTGAAAGATAACGATGGTGGCTTTAACTGTGGTAAGCCTTCTGGTTGGATTGAAGACTTTAAGTCTCTGCCAGATGCTACTAAAGAACTCATCCGTTCTATCAAGCGTGTACGTGTAGTGCTTGGTACAGTTGAGTTGGTTAATCCAAAGGATGCAGATGGTAATGAAGTTGAGTTAGCGTCTACACCATTCATCTGGGAAGTAGAGAACCGTGATGCCTTCAAGACTATCGGCGGTGTGTTCACACAGCTTGCCAAGATGAAGCGTCTACCTGTGCAGCATAATGTTACGCTGAATACTGAAGAGCGTAAGCTGCCTAACGGTAATAGCTTCTACTTGCCTAACACGTCCTTGGACATCACTAACACAGTGGAACTCACACAGGATGACCAAGAGAAGTTTGCTGACTTCATGGCTTGGGTGCAGAACTACAACGAGTATATCATCAATGCTTACGCAGAGAAAGCGTCAAGCAAAAATGATATGGACTTGGATGAAGTAGACATTGACGGTGTGGTTGATGTTGAGTTTGAAGAAGAGGTAGCGTAATGAACCATCCTGCTGAACTGGCACTGCATCAGTATCTTGAGAACGCTGTAACAGGCAAATCAAGTATGTCACAACGGACAATCACACAGATTGGTCTTGATGTGATGGCTGCTGCAGCACGTCAGTTCGGTGGGGGTAACAAGCGTGACAAGTTCGGTCTACGTATGTCAAACGTAGGTAGGCCAACTTGCCAACTCTGGTATGATAAGAACAAGCCAGAGGTAGCGTTACCCTTTCCGACAACATTTGTAATGAACATGATGATTGGTGACATTGTTGAAGCAGTGTTCAAAGGCATCCTTAAAGAAGCAGGAGTTAAGTATGAAGACACGGATAAAGTTTCTCTTGACCTTGGTGACGATAGCGTTTCTGGTTCTTATGACCTCATCATTGATGGTGCAGTTGATGATATTAAATCAGCTTCAGACTGGTCATATAGAAACAAGTTTGAATCCTATGACACTCTTGCCAGCGGTGATGGCTTCGGGTATGTGGCTCAGTTAGCTGGTTATGCTAAAGCCGCAGACAAGAAGGCAGGTGGCTGGTGGGTGGTGAACAAAGCCAATGGTCAGTTCAAGTATGTACCAGCTACAGGGCTTGATGTGGATACTGAAGTGTCCAAGATTAAAGATACCGTAGATAAAGTAAAGGAGAACAAGTTTGAAAGATGTTTTGAACCAGTGCCTGAGACTTTTCGTGGCAAGCCCACAGGTAATAAAGTCCTTAATGATGGATGCAAATTCTGCAATTATCGTTTTGATTGTTGGGATAATCTTACTGAACGCCCTGCTGTAAAGTCACAGGCAAAGAACCCACCTATGATAAATTACATTGGTGATGTAATTGCCTAACGCAAAACAATTCAGGGCAGCACGAAAGTATGGCTATCGTAGCGGTCTGGAACTCAAGGTATCTGACTACCTAACTGAACTTAACGTAGAGTTCTTATATGAACAAGTTAAGATTGAGTGGGAAGACCTTGCATACAGAACCTACACACCAGACTTCGTGCTGTCCAACGGCATCATAATTGAAACAAAAGGTATGTTCACCGCAGCAGATAGACGCAAGCATTTGGCTATTAAAAAGCAGCATCCCAAGTTGGATATACGCTTTGTGTTTGAAAGCAGCAGACGCAAACTACGTAAGGGTGCTAAGTCTACCTACGGTGAATGGTGTATCAAGTACGGCTTCAGATACTACGACAGGATTATTCCTGAAGATTGGTTGAAGGAGAAGGGCAAGAACAAGCATCCAAAGTTTATTAAGTTTGGCGGCACAAAAGTGAAAAGGAGATAGAGTATGGACATGATGGACAAACTAGCTAAAGAAGTACAGAACGAAGACTTACTCATACGTGTCAGGCCATTCGCAGATAACGATGGTAAGTGGTCGGGCGAAGTTGACATATCTATAATGGCTATGCCGGATAACCCCTTAGACGATGATGACTATTATCAGATAATGCACTTTGCTAAGATGATGTGTGCTGCTGTGCCTGTGATGGAAGAGGTAGAGGAACTACGCAATATTGTCCACGAGTATGTCACAAAAGTTATTGACAACGAGATGGATATTGATGTAGAACTAGAGGAACAAGCGGGTGTGGAAAAGACTTACGATGGTAACGTAGTACACCTTAACTTTAACAGTAGAACAAAGGGGTCAGCATGAGTAGGCATGAAACATATATGAAAGTTAAGATGACGGAAGAACTAGAAAAGGCCGGGAAGAAAGCCTACGGTAATGTAGATATGGTCAACAGTCCACCACACTACAACCAGACAGGCATTGAGTGTATTCATGCTATCTCTGCTGCTACTGGTGATGGGTTTAAGTATTATCTGCAGGGTAACATTATGAAATACCTCTGGCGTTTTGACTACAAAGACAAGCCGCTAGAAGACTTGAAGAAAGCACAGTGGTATCTGGACAAGTTGATTGAAGAGGTAATGGCAGATGCGAGTTAAGATGTTCATTACGATTGACATTGACGATGAAGAATATCCCGTCCCTGCTGATGGGCAGGTAGGCGAGGAATTAGAAGAAAGCATCCAAGAATACTTTTATGATATTGAAGGTGCTAGTATTAGAAACATTAGAACGATAACGGAGTAAGAGATGATTAGCAATACATTACCAACAGACTACCAGAACTTCATAGCACTGTCACGCTATGCACGTTGGAAAGAAGATGAACAACGAAGGGAGACATGGGGTGAAACAGTCGCACGATACTTTGATTATATGGATTCTCATCTACATAACAATTATGGGTATCAGCTTCCTGATTCACTAAGGTCAGAACTAGAAGAAGCTGTACTCAACCAGTCTATCATGCCTAGCATGAGGGCATTGATGACTGCAGGGCCAGCACTAGACCGCTGCCATGTAGGTGGATACAACTGTTCATACGTACCTGTAGATAGCCCACGTGCATTCGATGAGACTATGTATATCCTCATGTGCGGCACAGGTGTAGGCTTCAGTGTAGAACGTCATAACATTGAGAAGCTGCCTATTGTGAATGAAGATATGCATGACACGGATACGGTAATCAAGGTAGGTGATAGCCGCCCCGGTTGGGCTAAGTCACTGAAGGAACTGATTGCTATGCTGTACACCGGGCAGATTCCTAAGTGGGATGTATCAGAGGTACGCCCAGCAGGTGCAAGGCTCAAGACATTCGGTGGTCGTGCGTCAGGCCCACAGCCATTGGTAGAACTGTTTGAGTTTGTCATTCAGAAGTTCAAAGGTGCAGCAGGTCGCAGACTGTACCCAATCGAATGTCACGACATCATGTGTAAGATTGGTGAAGTTGTTGTGGTTGGTGGTGTACGCCGTAGCGCATTGATTTCATTGTCTAATCTTAACGATGACCAAATGGCACACGCCAAGTCAGGTCAGTGGTGGGAAAATGAAGGCCAACGTGCATTGGCTAATAACTCTGTGGCATACAAGACAAAGCCAGAGATGGGTACATTCATGCGTGAATGGCTATCACTGTATGACAGTAAGTCAGGCGAGCGTGGTATCTTCAATCGTGAATCAGCTAAGAAGCAAGCAGCTAAGAATGGTAGGCGTGATGCTGAACAGGACTTTGGTTGTAACCCTTGCTCTGAGATTATCCTACGTCCATACCAGTTCTGTAACTTGTCAGAAGTTGTTGCACGTGAAACGGATACATTGGCATCACTGAAAGAGAAGGTACGCCTTGCAACTATCTTGGGTACGTTCCAATCCACACTGACTAACTTCCGCTATCTACGTAAGGTGTGGCAGAAAAACACAGAAGAAGAACGCTTGCTTGGTGTATCACTGACGGGCATCATGGACTGTGCTGCACTA